GAAACGTCGTATTTTCATTCGTCATGTTGGCCTCCCTTTGTCAAGATGGTTTAGAAGAAAAGGATTTCTTCTAAACCATCTTACGACACTTGTCAAAAATTTCCGCCCCGCGTCAGGGAAGTCATTAGTTCGCCTCAAGACGCGGGGCGGAAAATTTGAAGCGCTCAGTCGCCTGCGGCTTGAGCAGCATCGGCGGCCTTCATTTCTGTGAGCCACGGATCCTCTTCAGCAGGAGGAGCCGGCGGCATTCCAGTGGCCGGTGCAGCGCCGAAAAGATCGGCGGATGGATTCACGCTCTCCGGTTCATCAGATCCTGCATCAGGCTGATCGTCAGCTGCGATCTGCGTTGCTGCAACCGCCTCGGAAGAGGTGGCAGTGGTTTCAACAGTCGAAGACGGTGCGGGGACCGCGGCTTTCTTCTTGAGCTTGTCTTTAAGTCCGGCCGCGCCTTTTTTTGCAGATGCATTTACAGAAGTTTCCGGAGCAAACCAATCTTCGGGCGTGCTCACACCATCTCGCAGACTTCTGTAGATGTTGCGCAAGTTGACTACTTGCGCCGGAAGGATCGAGTCTATGCGGCGTTGAATACGATCTTCGAGCTGCTTTTTGGAGACGCCAAACTTAGCAAAAGTCTCTACAAGACCTTTGATGCCCTCAGCCGTCATGTCAACGTTTGCTCTTTGAGTTGCTTCGCACTGTTGAAGAGCCGCCTCTGTCACATCTCCGGGGATAACTGAAAGAATGCATGAGCGAAGTCGACGAGCACCTTGATTTGCGACGAGTTCATAGATATCTCGATTCTTTGTAAGCTGATAGCTGCCATTACCTGTATCGCGCTTCAACGCAACCTGAAAAACCACTTCGCGTCGCGTGTTGGTTTCTACGTCCCACGCGAAAGCGGCTACCGTGGAAACGCCATCCTTTTGCGACAACTCGCGGATGCCGTATTGAATATTTCCCCAGGCTTGCGCAAGGGCTTCAGCGAGTCTGATTGAGGGGCCGCTGACAAAATTGCCGCCACGGTTATAAGCGTAAGTTGCTGAATTGGCTAACGAAGGACGACTGCATGTATTGAGAATGCGATCCATAGCAACGATGGGGTTGCGGGGGTTCATGCGTGCCACCACAAGCGCCGCTTGCACCTCGGCAATCGCTCGTGCTTGATCTGTAGCAGCCAAGGGATTGTTGGCAGTAGGTGTTGATACCTCAGCGCCAGTTGCAGTGAAGGGATTCACGATGGTTTTTACCGGGATCGGCTCAACAATTTGAGTGGTCATGATTTTTAATCCTTTGCAGGGTAAATTCGGAACGCCCGAGACGGCGCAGATTCCGTCGTGCAGGCTTTGTAGACGTCAAGAAACTCTTCTTTGAGTTTCTTGGAATTGATGGTTTTGCGTGAGCTGGGAGCAGACCATGAGGCAATCGTTTTGCCGTCCCTTTTCAGCGAAACCGCATCCTGCATGAACTCCATGATTCGCAGTTGATACGTCTTTTCTTTCGCATCAAGCAGACTCTTCTGTTCTTTAATCGCGCACAATTTGGTCCATGCGTCAACGACATCTCCAGCAGTTGCTTCAACAGCCTTTTTTGCCGTCGCAACGCGGTAACGTCGAGCGGCATCTTTTGTTGAAGTCAAGTCAGGCGGAGTCCTGGACTCAACCAATGCCCAGAATTCGCTTTCACGCTCGATCAACAACGCTTGAAGTTCTTCATCGGCTTCGACCGTATAGATCCTGAAGTCGTTTCCGCCGATCAGCACTGCGACGTCAGCAGTCTTGACGCCCGTAACAGCAAGGTAGTGCTGAACCTGCGTCATGTAGTAGTCGGGGATTTCATCTGTTCCAACCTCACCCCACCCATCAGACTTAGACGATGTCTTGAACTCAACCACCCGGCCGTCATCAGCGATTCCGTCAAGATTTGCGCGCATGAAAGGGTATTTCGAGCTCACAAATGCCTCTGCGGGCTTCGTAACCGTGCGCCCCGTTTTGTCTGCATATGCCTGACGAATAGGTGCTTCCAGAACACGTCCCCAGTAAAGCGCAGGGCGATCATCTTCTTCTGCGGTTTCATCTATTGGCGTCGTTTTCTCTTCCCAAACTTGGTAAGGAGTGCGCCAAGGAGACATGCCAAGAATCGCAGCGACATCGGACCCGCCGATGCCTTTTTGACGTTCTTTTAGCCAGTCAATTTGAGAAATTGATTTACTCATGGGTTAACTCACATAGTCTTCAAAGAATTTTTTGACAGCTGGATAAGTGAAGAAAAATTCTTTTTTCCCATGCTCGGATATGAGGCATACCAGTGTTTCATTACCTTCTTTCGGCATATCAACGAGAAGGCGAGCGATTTGCACCCCTCTGTCGTCATAGCACGTTATCGTGTACCTACCAAAATCCTCTAGGACGGTGTTTGTATGGCTACTCTGAATGAGTTCTCTGATTTTTCTGAAAGAACTCTTCCAGGTCTCTCTCGGTGAGTGTTCTCCTCGATCAGAACGAGGGATGCCATGCATCTCATCGCGGACCCTTTTCAGGTGCGTTACGCTGATCGATAAGATCTCGGCAATTCGGGGCAAGGGAATATCAGCGTTGATAGCATCCTTAATGATTTCGCGGAACTCTTTTGTAAATCTCCGGGAGCGTGGAGATACGATCCGTGGAGTATTAGCCGCTCGCTCTTTAATCTGAGCAATGATGAAATTTGAGTTGTCGATTTGGTCTGTCATAGTTTTGTCGTCTGCTAGTTAAGACCGAAGGTTGTTAATTTTGTGGTTGGTCTTCTGGGCAAATTCTTCCAAGAAGGCTGGTGGTATCGGCGAGTTGTTGAAGAAGTCGTAGAGGTATTCGACAGCATCAAATAGCGTGCAGACGGCTGTTTGCCCTTCGTTCTCTAGAATTTGCTTCGCTAATTCATCTGAATCGGCTTCAAGATCCAGCTTCCGATCTAGGCAGCTAGGATCGAAGCCGTCTGGGTAGTTCCATGTCATAGCTTTAATCTCTTGATGAAAGCAAAGATGTAGTCGATGACCGTTTTTGTGGTGTTCGTAGCCGTGCGATTTCGGGCTTTGCGTTCACGCTCTTTACGGCGTGTAGCTTTACTTTTTTGTGATGCGTGCCGGTGAGGGTGAGTGGGAACGCTCATGCCGCCTCCTGTTCTTCAGAACGCCGGTGAAAATACTGGCGCCAGAATTCGACTTCTTTTTTGAAGTTCGGATGCTTTTCGACTTGTTTTGCTAGCCAAACTTCAAAATCATCGAGCGATGGTTCTTGTACACATGCGCTGTACCACTGGTACATAACGATTGCCTCACGCCCGTGACGGCTGACAGCTGCTTTGGTTGCCAATTCGAGGCTTTGGTTGTCATTGACGAAAGTAAGAGCAACGCTTCTGATTAAACAGTTCAGCGCCGCGGAGATGCTTTTAACGTTCATTGACTGAACTCCTAAAAAAGTACATACCCATTCAGGACCGCCCACCGCATGAGCAGGCAGAGTGAGATACCGAGAGCGCAGATACCGGCGCCAGTCAGAACGGCGCAGATGATGATTGAGGTTTCGCTGAAACCCGTTCTTTCGTTGTGGCCGAGAAGTTTTTTCAAATTCATGGCGTTCTCGGAAAAAAGAAAGGCCCCGGCAGGGGAGTGCCGAGGCCTGTTAAGAAAAATTAGGTGATTACGCGGCTTTGCGCTTAGGTTGGCAGGAAGACCAGTGCTGATAGCAGGGCATGTCGTTGATGTCGTGCCCGTGCTTGGCAAGAATTTCTAGGATGCGACCCCAAGAAACTTCATGGAAAGCGTCCCAAAAGCTTCCGGCCAAAGGCGAATCAACTATGCGCAAAAGGCCGTCAAGCTTTCCAAAGACGTCAGCAAAGAGAAATCTCACGTAATAGATGAATGTGAGCAGGACTTCGGCCTCTTGAGCGGACAAGATGACTGAGCCTTCCGCAAGCGTCGGCGCCGGAAGCTGCGGCTTAAGTGTGCAGGTTTCGATGAGCGTGAGTGCAGCCTTCATCTGGTCGTGCCGCAGGTCTTTGTAGCTCGCGATCTTGAAGTAGTCGTAAAGAGCGTTGTAGACCGTCTGATAGTGAACCGATGAGTTCTTAGCACGTGACTTGATAGTCTTGCGGATTTCGTACTGCTCTGTAGTCGTGATGAGCGCAGACTGGTCAGACGGTGCTCGCAGCGCCTCCTCCATGCGTTCGAACTGATCGTAGAACGCGCACTTGAAGTCGAGCGCTTTGGCGCCAGTGAAGCCCATCGCAAGGAGCGAGAATCCCTTTCGATCCATCCAAAAGAAAGGGACCTGTCGGGTAGCTCCATTCGCAAGATTGATCGTTTCAGAGCATTCGCCAAAATTGGCGTTTCGTTCTAAATCAGGCTTCTGCGAGATAAGAGTTCGAATGTCACGAACTACATGATGGTGTTGCTTGCCGAAGTATTCTGCGACGATTCGGCTGGACGTTACGGGGCGACCTTCGACGACTTTGAAGGCGTTGGCGGCAATGATCTGAGACATTGCAAACTCCTAGTTCAAATTGAATGTTCACCCCATTTTGAGTAGGGTGGCCAAGCGCTCAAAACCGGAACTAGTCGGCGGGCGTATTTCCCTTGCGGGTCTTGTATTAGCCTCACGCTCGGCCATAAGCTGAGCCATCCGCGTCTTCAAAAGACGCAGATACAAAAATACCCGCATTCTGACGTGGCGGACTCACGCTAGTTCATGGTGTTTTGAGCACCTGAGCGCAGTATGCCCGAATCTGCAAGCGATGTCAAAATTCAGGTTCAAGCCGCCTCCCGGAGCGTGCCTTGCATGGGGGCGCGGCATTCTTGGAATAAATGCCGGGGAAGCGGCCTGAAGCTGGGCTCTCATAGGAGAGCATGAAAAAGCCCCCGCACCTTTCGGTACGAGGGCCTGATTGTTCGCGTCAGCGGTTAGTGACGATGCTTTGGGGGAAGACCGCGAAGTAGGTACAGGGCGAATGCCGCACCGATTACGCCAAAGATGGCTACTAGCGTCCATAAGTCCATGTTCATCGCTCCAAAAGGTATGTGAGTAAGAGGCTGACCGCCAAGAACCCCAGTCCAATCAACGCCCCTTGGAAGTTGTACTGGAAAAGCCCTAAGGCCAGACCTGCAACACCTACTTTCTCATAGATGTCGGCGATCCTTTTCACTAGAGCCCGTTTTTGATTGTCAGTAAGTGTCACGTCGTATCCCCGTGTGTCTCTGCAATCCATTATACGAAAAGCTCACCTCAGCCCGCTCTTGAGAATGGGCTGAAGTTGGCCTTCTCCCTCTGGGGTAAGCTGAACTTGTCGCGGCTCTCACATTGCGACTTTGTTCAACTACCTCAGAGGAGAAAACATGAGTGTTTATGACGTGCTTGCTCAAGCGATTGAGGAGCGCCGGGTGGTGACATTCACATACGATGGATTCCTGCGCGTCGTTGAGCCTTTCTTGCTCGGCACCACCACCGCAGGGCGTCCCGCGCTGCGCGCTTACCAAACAGCAGGCGGTAGCAGGTCAGGCACAGTGCCCGGGTGGCATCTGTTCTCGCTTGGCAAAATCGTTGGCCTAACCACATGCCAAAAGCAATTCTCCGGTGAGCGACCGCTCTACAACCCCGCTGACGAAGGTATGCAATCCATCGGCGTTCATATTTAGCCTGAGCGCCGCAGTTACACGGCCCCGGCGGAAGCGCGGGGTCGTTGTGGACTGCACAATCGCTGTCGTGTTGAATCATGGTGTTCTCCATTTAGATTCAAGTCTCCTCCCGGAGCGTGCCTTGCATGGGGGCGCGGCCCTTTTGGAATGAGGGCCGGTGGAGACGGCTTGAAGCTGGGCTCTCCGGAGAGAGCATGAAAAAGCCCCCGCTCCTTTCGGGGCGAGGGCCTGATTGTTCGTGTCAGCGATTAGTGCCGATGCTTCGGGGGAAGACCGCGAAGTAGGTAGAAGCCAAAGGCGGCTAAGACGCAACCGCCTACGATATAAACAATCCATGCGGCAGACATAGTTAGCGCTCCAGATAGTAAGTAAGGGCGAGAGACACCCCGATGAAGGCGATTCCGCAGACCGCCCCAACGACGTTCCCCTGGAAAATCCCGACAGCCAGACCAGCTACGCCTAATTTCTCCAAGGCGTCGGCTACGCGTTTGATCATAGCCCGTTTTTGATTGTCAGTAAGTGTCACGTCGTATCCCCGTGTGTCTCTGCAATCCATTATACGAAAAGCCCACCTCAGCCCGCTCTTGAGAATGGGCTGAAGTTGGCCGGCTTCCTCCCAGCGTGAGAAGATGAACTGTCGGAGTGCAATTCGACATTCATCAACTCACGCAAGGAAAGAAACATGAAACTGGGATCCTTAACTTTTAAGGACAACTACGGGAAGACTTATCCATTCGGCGTTTACTCGAAAAACACCAGATTTAAAGCAGTGGTTGCCATCTATGCGTTCCTGACCGCGGATAACCACGTACTCTATATCGGGCAAACGACCGATCTCAGCACACGATTTAACGATCATCACAAGTGGAACGAGGCCTCCAGACTTGGATTCGAGAAGATAGCCGTCTGCACGCAAGTCACTCTTCTGATGCTCGACGTTGTAGAGCGTCGCTTGATTGAGCACTATCGCCCTCGGTGCAACGAACTGCTTCGCCCATGATCGGATAGCAAACCGCATCGAATGCGGCATAGGCGGCCGCCAATGCATAGATGATCCGAGAATCTTCTTCCGTGATCGGCGTAACGATCAGACGGCCGTCTTCAATTTCTACCTTCATAAATCCTCCTAAGAAAGACCCACAGAAGCGCTCTCAAAAGAAAGCGCTTCAATTGGCCTTTCTCTCTGCCCGATGGTCTGAACCAACTCCCGGACAGAGAGATTCACTGCTCCGGTCTGCCCGTGTGCGTTTTTGTCCGCTCGGCGGGAGGTACTAGCTCCGCGCCTTTATCGGCTTTCCCTTCGCCCGTCTGACTAATCATCATCCGGTGCCCCACCCGGCTTCCTGCCGTGTGAGGGAGATTTGCTGACAACCATAGGTGGCTATCAACAGAACCAATAGTAGCGCACAAAAAGCAGATAAGCAACCCGTGGTTGCCTATTGAGGGTGGCAAAAAGAAACAAAAGGTTGACATGGCGCAAATAAAAAAGCCCGCACTAGGCGGGCTGTCTGGGAGTGTCTGGCTGTGGACTATGCATCCTTGATTCCAACGGTGCGGATTACTCTGCCGATGACGCAAGCAGTGTCCATAACATCACGCGGAACGACTTGAGGCGGGTAGCGCGGATTGTCCGACAGAAGCGTAATTGACCGGTCATAGTTCATGGCTACGCGCTTCAGAAAGTAGGTGCCTTCAATCTGAAGCCAATAAATCCCGTCGCCACGAATCTCGCTTTGCTTTCTATCTACCAGGCAGTGATCGTATTTCCCAATCGTCGGCTCCATGCTGTCGCCCGTTGGGGAGACCATGCAGAACCGATCTTTTGTAATGCTCCCAACGACGCCCGGCGAAGCGAGCAGGAAAGAATCTGAGAATTCGACAGATCCGATGATTTCGCCGGACTGAGCAAAAGCGCCGATCAGCGAGCAGCCGCCATAGGCGTCAAGCACCGGGACGATTGTCCACCCCTCACGATGAGTCTCAGTAAAGCTGTCTACGGGGTGGAAAGGCTTTTCGTCATCACCAGTCAGGGAAGCGACAGGGACGCCCAGAAAGCGCGCAAGGCGCTTGAGGTTCGCAAGCGTGGGCGGCGTGCCCGTCGTCCATTTCTGGACGGCCTGACGGCTTACGCCGAGTGCCGCAGCTACATCAGCTTGCGTTTTGTTCTGGGCCAACATGGCGGCCCGAATCGGATTCGTCGAATCAGTGCTCATAGCAATCTCCTTTTCAGAGTATTAACCACTAGTTGACGCGAAGCAAACAACTAAAGTTTGCTCACGTGCTATCATCTTCGTCAACTAGGAGTTGCTAATGTCAAATACGCCTATTTCTCCACATTCGAAACTCGTCGAAGAAGCTGTTCGAGCCGTTGGCTCCCGCGACAAGGTCGCGAAGCTTTACACCCCGCCTCTATCGCGACAGGCCATCTCGAAATGGATCAAGCGCGGCTACGTTCCGTCTGATCGCGTTCGGATCTTCGCGAAGGCTGCGGGCGTTCCCCGCAGTGTTCTCAACCCTGACTTCGCCGAATAAGGGGGAGTTATGGGCTGGAAAACGGCTGGACTTATCCGCGTGAGCGGGCTGACGGACGGCACTGACGTGGACGTTCTGGAAGCAATCGCGAGCTTCCTCAATGAGGAGGACGGTCGCTGCTTTCCGGCGCTCGAATCAGTCATGCTCGTCGCCAGAAAGTCCCGCAACATCGTTCGACAGTCCATCAAGGCCCTTTGCGAACAAGGTTTGCTTTCGTTCTCTGCAGAACCCGGAAAGGTTCGTAGCTACGTCATTCATGTGCACAACCTTCCTGAGCCGAAATTGGAGTGCTTCAAAGAGTTCTTCAGAACAGAACTTGGCAAAAAGGGTACCCCGGTTCAGAAGTTGACCGGGTTCAGAAGTGAACCGGGTTCAGTTGTGAACGGGGAGGGGGTTCAGAAGTGCACCCCCACCGGGTTCAGAAGTGAACCGGGAGGGGGTTCAGAAGTGAACCCCGAACAGGGAATTAACAGGGAAAGGAACAGGGAAGTTAACAGTGCTTCTATGCGCACTTCCGGAACTTCGGCGTCTATCGCCGCCGTCGCATCTGCGCAAGCGCAGACGCCCTATCCCGAAGACTTCGACCAGTCTCTTTTCGAGGAAGCGATGCTCGCGACACAAGACAGTGAGCAGGCTCCTGAGGCTCTCCCTGATCCCGACGCTGACTTGCCCCCAAAGAAGCAGCGGAGATCTCAGCAGCCGAGAGTGCCCTTTCCGGAAACGCTCCCTGATGACTGGGCAGAGGCAGCAAAGATCGCCAGACCGGACATAGATCCGCAGCGCGTCTTCCTCAAACTTCGAGCGCGCTACGCGCCCACAACTACAAAGAAAACCCTCGCGACTTGGAAGCGCGAGTTCATGAATTGGATCGGAAAGGAGTTCGCATATGACAACCGCTATCGGAGCAGCGCTCAAAAGCCTCAGCGGACGCTTGGCGCAACAGACACGCGAAGTCTCAACCACCGAAACTTCGGGAAGTGGGCGTCGCACGCCGTATGACACGCAGTGGGGTGAATGCCCGAAGCACGGCCGCTATAAGGCTTACTGGGTCGATGACAGCGGCACCTTCCACTACGACACCTGTCCCGGCTGCCGCCGTCAGGCTGAGGTCGCCAGGTCGCTCGAGATTGCCATCCCTCCGCGCTTCCGCGGCGTCACCGTCGCTTCCTTCGAGTGCTTCTCCGAGCCGATGAAGCGCGCCAAGGAGTCCATCGTCGCCTGGGGGCGTGAGGCCGATGTCTCCATCGCACGCGGCCGCTCATTCATCTTCACGGGCGACGCTGGCACCGGCAAAACGCATATGGGCGCGGCGCTCGTCGCGCTTGCTCTCCGCTCGGCCTACACGGCCAAGATGCTCACGGCCTCCGAGCTCATCTCGTCCATCTGCCAGACCTACGACAAGGCTCCCGGCAGCGCTGAGAGCACGGCCTCGGTGAAGCAGGCGTACTTCGACCTTGACCTCCTCGTCATCGACGAGCTGGGGCGCTCGCCTGTCTCCGCTCACGGCGCAGACCTCCTTTTCGAGGTCATCAATCGGCGCTACGAGCAGTGCCGACCCACTGTGCTCATCAGCAATCTCCCGCTCGTGGCCGACGGAGACGGCCTTTCCATCACGTCCCTTATCGGCGACGCCGCTGTCTCCCGGCTTCTCGACGGCGGCAGGGTCATCGCCTTCGACTGGGAAGACTATCGCCGGCGCGAGAAAAAGGAGGCGGCCTGAGATGCGGTCAGCGCTTCTTCTTCCGAGCCAGAACGCGTTGGATCAGCCGGACGACCTTCATCATGAGGGAGCGACATGAGTGAGTGTCTTCGCTGCCGCAACTGCGCACCGCTCGAGCCGCTGCCGAAAGGCGATCCGCTTCGCCTCCACAGAGGCCAGTGGGGGATGCTCGCCAGAGGCCTCGTCTACTGCTCTCTCCCCGGGGAGATCAGCGGATACAAGCGATTTCGCTCCGTCGAGTCCGTGGACTACTGCGAGCACTTCGAGCCCGAGCCCGATGCCGACCGCATAGCACGCCGCTTTGAAACCGTCCGAATCCTCCGCGCCGCTTTCGACCAATGGCGCAAAGAACTTCAATCAAAGGCCAAAACGAAATGACGCTCAAGAAAGTCACCCGTCTCATGTCCATCGATCCGCCTTCCAAGGAACACACGCCGAAGCGCCCGCCTTTCACTTTCACTGAGGTGGACATCGACGACATCTCCACCTATCCGCCTGAAGGTGCCGCGCTCTTCTTCGTCCTAAAAGAAGGAGCCTGGGATCGCTTCTACGGCGAACGACGCGGTTTTACGATCTTCGCTGACCTCTATGGGCTGACGTTCAAACTCGATCAGATCAAAGCATGGAGCCCAGCCGGCTTTACGAAGTATGAAGAACGCACTCGAGAGGAGAAGAAAGTCCGTGGTTAAGCTCAACATTCCCGGTACGCCTCAGGGCAAGGCACGTCCGCGCTTCTCTCGCACCGGCCACGCCTATACGCCCGATGAAACCCGTCGCTACGAGGCCCGTGTAGCCGTTCTTGGCAAGTACGCGATGTGCAACCGAGACATCATGCGCGGGGCAGTCAAGATTTCTATCCTCGCTGCTTTCCCTGTGCCTGCTTCGTACTCGCAGAAACGCCGCGCAGCATGCCTGCAGGGCTGCGAACGACCTGCCAAGAAGCCGGATATGGACAACATCATCAAAATCATCTGCGATGGACTCAACGGCATCGCGTGGAAGGATGACGCTCAAGTCGTTGAGGTCTCTGCTGCCAAAACGTACGCAGAGTTCCCATCCGTCACCGTCTACATCGAGGAGCTTTCATGATCGATCCGATATTCTCCAAACGCTTGCAAAACTGGAGTCGGTGCATTCGAGCTCGCAGGAAATCATTACCTTCGCCGACAGCTCAGGTATTAAACAAACTCCGCCTGAAGTATGGCCCTCCAGCTATTGAGGAGTACCGGAACGAACCTCCAATCTCGAGTGCTGATATGGCTGATGCGGAAAAGCTATCTGCTGCCTATGGGGGACCCTGGCTAACTCCACAGGAAAAGCGCGTGCTTCAAATGGTCTATGGAGAAGGGAGGCACGTCGGTTTGTGCGCTAGGGAACTCCGCGTGACGTATCGCGGTTTCTTGCGTGCATTTGATGGCGTGTGTCAGAAGTTCCAGAGAATCATCAAAACGTACTTTGACAACGATGGTTGAGGTATATATACTGAACATACAATTTTTAGCCGACTTCCATTGCGATTTCGAGAGTTTTGCCACGGGGCAGCCTTTTTGCACCCGAAAGAAACGTAAGCCCAGTCAGAGATGACCGGGCTTTTTTGATGCCGGAATAAGTAGCGTCGAAATACATAACATTTGCAAAAATGCTAACCTCATGGTAGAATATTCACGTGTTCAACCAATAGAGGAGATCATGAAGCAAAGTGAATTTCTTCGGTGGCTTAAGTCGAGAGGCGTTGAGGTCACCCACGGAACCAGACACCTTCGCCTGAGAGTCCCGGGGAACCCAAAAACGCAAACCATGCCTCGACACCCCGGCGCAGAGATGAATGAAAGTATCCGCAAGGACATCATTCGCGATCTTGGCCTGAAGGAAGTCTCTAAGAAATAAAACACACCCCCGCCTTAGCCGGCGGGGCTTGCTGCATGATCGTATGTCTGACAAATGTCAAATTTCGATTTTCCATGCCGCTTTGAAAAGCTTAAGGACGGCACTGAGATTGTTCGTTGCCGGGATCTGCCCGAACTTCTGTCATATTCCGTGGATGGCGAGCCTCTTGAAAATTGGGCCCGTTATGCCGTCGAGGATTGTGTCGAGTTCCGTATTAAAGATGGAGAACTTATTCCGGAGGCGTCACCTGCGCTTCCCGGTGAATATGTTGTTCATCTGAGCGCAAATCAGGTTGCAAAAATTCTGCTTTCAAATGCGATGGCGCGCGATGGTGTTTCTCGCGTCGAACTCGCTAAGAAGGCCGAACTGAAGCTTCCTGAAGTGACGCGGATTCTCGACGTTCGCCATCCTACGAAGATCGACCGTATTGAGGCCACTCTTCGGTCACTCGGCCATAGGCTTCAGCTGTCGATTGCCTAAAATCAAACCAGGACCGAACCAGCTTTTCACTTTGCTTCACTGGTTCCGGGTCCTGAGCACAAGGGCTTCTCTCCGGAGAGGCCCTTTTCTTTTTGGGGTAGGACGATGCCTGAAGTTCCACAAAAGAAAAGGAGGTGCTATGGCATCAAAACCGAACGCCTCCAAGGGCGGAAGACCATCAACCTATACGCCGGAGCTTGCGGAGAGAATCTGTGATTTGATTCGTGAAGGCAAGTCAGAGCGTCAGATTTGCAAGATGCCTGGCATGCCGGATGCGGTAACTCTTCGCAGATGGAAAGACACCAATCCAGAGTTTTGCACTCACTCCGCGCGCGCGCGCGAAGCAAGCGCCGAGAAGTTCAACGATGAATTGCTTGAGCTTCAAGCAAATTTGAACAATGAACTGCAGACGCGATTGCTGAACGGCGATGACTTTCCGAAGGGAACTGTTGAAGCCTTCAAGGTGCTGATGCAGGAGAAGGCTCGCCAGATTTCGTGGCGTGATGATTCGCGCTACGGCGATCGCAAGACCGTGAAGATTCAGAGCGACACGCCTGATCTTTCCACGATCGACATGGAAAAGCTCAAGGCCGCAAGAGAGTTGCTGTATGACGAGACTCCCGACACTGATCGAACTTGATCAGGAGATTGCGCGGCGCAGCCTGTCCGAGTTCTGCAAGATGGCATGGCACGTGCTCGAGCCTGCTACACCGATCAAGTGGGGGTGGGCGCTCGATGCAATGTGCGAGCATCTCGAGGCAGTGCATAACGGCCAGATCAAGCGCCTTCTGATGAACGTTCCGCCGGGCATGATGAAATCACTGCTCACTGGCGTCTTCTTTCCTGCTTGGGAATGGGGCGCAGGCGGAAATCCTTCTCTGCGATATCTGACAACTGCGCATAAGGAAGACCTCGCAATCCGAGACAACCTGAAGTGTCGACGCTTGATCTCCTCCGATTGGTATCAGGAGCGATGGAGCGTCGAACTGTGCGGCGACCAGAACGCAAAGAAGAAGTTCGAAAACACGGCTACTGGCTTTCGTGAGTCTATGGCTTTCCGAAGCCTCACTGGCTCTCGAGGCGACCGCATCATCATCGACGACCCGCTGAGCGTAGACGACGCCTTTTCAGAAGCCGCGCTCTCCGCTGCGGAGCAGACCTTCCTAGAGGCCGTTCCGTCCCGTGTGAACAACCAGGACTCGGCGATCATCGTCATCATGCAAAGGTTGCACGAGCGCGATACGGCCGGGATCATCCTGAGCCGCCAGCTGGGCTATGAGCACCTGATGCTCCCAATGCGCTTCGAGCCGGAGCGCCGGTGCGCGACATGCATCGGCTTCACGGACCCGCGCACTGAGGACGGAGAGCTACTCTTCCCGGAGCGCTTCTCCGAAGCGCAAGTCTCCGAGATGGAGCGAACGATGGGCTCTTTCGCGACGGCCGGCCAGCTTCAGCAGAGACCGATGCCGCGCGGCGGTGGGCTCTTCAAGTCCGACTGGATTCAGCACTGGGACAAGCTCCCGGAGCGCTTCGACGCGGCCGTTATCTCGTGGGATATGACTTTTAAAGAGTCCGCGACATCCGACTTCGTGGTCGGGCAGGTGTGGGGACGAAAGGACGGCGCTTTCTACCTCGTCGACCAGTTCCGGGGACGCTGGGACTTTGTGAAGTCGCTCGAGCAGTTCGTAGCGGCCGCGAGGAAGTACCCGCGGATCACCCGAAAGCTCATCGAGGACAAGGCGAACGGCCCGGCGATCATCAGCGCGCTCAAAAGGAAAGTGACCGGCATCATCCCGATCACTCCGAAAGAGAGCAAGGAAGCCCGAGCGAACGCGGTAACGACGCTCTGGGAGGCCCGGAACGTCTACCTGCCGCCTCCGGACCGCTATCCGTGGGTGGCGCAGGACTTCATTCCTGAGCTCCTCGCATTTCCGTCAGGTGCTCACGATGACACCATCGACGCGATGAGCCAGGCATTGAATGACCTGAATCGCCACTCTGGACTGCACATCGACCCGACAAATCTCGCCTACCTTGCCCAGCGCTAGGCGGCTCAAAATGAAGCCCCGCGGCGCGACCAGTACCCGGGGCTTTGACGACTGAATAAGCAGGCACTTGCAATGACCAAGACCAAGACCAAGAAAAAGGCAAAGACTGAGGCCCGGGCCGATAAGCGCTCCGGCATCCTCGATCAGGCCCGCCGCGCCGCCCTAATGGAAGAGCTCGGCGCTCAGCTCTACGCCCCTCCGCTAGCTGCCAAGGTCTTCGAGACCGAAGAAAAGGTCCGCGAGCGCTTCGCCCTCCCGGTTACGCTCGGCACGACCGAAGAGGTCCGGCTGGCGCAGGACGCTGAGCTTGCCGATACCGGGCTGTACTCGACGATTTACAAGTCCCTGCAGCAGCACGGCTATGAGCTCGGACAGTATCCGACGACGTCGTTCATCGGCTACGGCACCCTACAGCAGATCGCTCAAAATGGCATGATCCGCGCCTGCGTGCAGACCGTCTCCGACGACATCACGCGCGAGTGGATCCAGATCACCGGCTCCGACGATGGCGAGAAGGTGGACGAGCTTCAGAAGCTTCAGGAGAAAAAGTATCACCTCCGGGGGCTCTTTCACGAGGCCGCAACGATCACCGGGTACATGGGCGGCGCCTTCATCTTTATCGATACCGGCGAAGAGAAGACTGAACTTCCTCTCCGCATCAATGACACCTCGGCCGAGCTGGTGAAGGGCGGAACGCTCCGCTTCGTCGTAGTCGATCCGGTCAACGTGTCGCCCGGCGATTACAACTCCTCCAATCCGCTTAAGGCCGATTACATGAGGCCGAAGTGGTATTGGGTGCTCGGCCAGCGCGTCCATGCGTCGCGCATGATCCCGCTCTACGACAACCCCCCGCCGACGCTTCTCCGGCCCGCATACAACTTCCTCGGTATTCCGCAGGCTCAGATCCTCTGGGACTACGTTATGCACTGGAACCAGTACCGGGTGTACACGGCGGACCTCGTCAGGAAGGTCTCGCTTCTGGTCTTTCAGACGAGCACGGACGACATCTTCAACTCGCCGAACGGCCTGCAGCTCTTCGACATCCGCATGAAGGCCCTGCAAAGGTATCGCGACAACTCCTCCGTCTTCGTCTGCGACAAGGACGCGGAGGCCGTGATGAACGTCCAGACGTCCATCGCCGGATGCACGGACGTTGTCCGGCAGTCGCTCGAGATGATCGCGGCGCTCAATCGGACCCCGGCCGTCAAGCTCTTGGGCATCAGCCCGAGCGGCTTCAACGCGACCGGCGAGTCGGATATCCGCAACTACTACGACTACATCAAATCGAAGCAGGAACTCCGGCGCGACGCGATCATGACATGCCTGAAGGCGATCGAGCTCGTCGAGTTCGGCGCCATCGATGCGGACCTCTCCTTCGACTTCAATCCGCTTAGCAAGGAAGACGAGAACGCTGCCGCGATGACGGCTCAGTCTCGGGCTGGCACGCTGGCGACGCTCGCGCAGATGCAAGCTATCAGCGCTGAAGAGGTGCGAGAGGCCGTCAAGACCGAGCCCGCTATGCACTTGGGCTTCCTCTCAGATGAGGCCCCGGACGGCGATCCCGAGGACTTCCAAGGCCTCCTCGACTCGCTCCAGAGCGCGACGGCGGCGATCAAAGCGCCTGAGGCGCCACAGGCGAACCCGCCCGATGAGTCTCGCCAGCTTTTGCAGTCGCTAGGGGGCGTAAGTGACTAAGCCGAAGACGATCGCGGCCATCGAGCCGAATGCGGGGCTCCGGGCGGCGCTTCAGAAGAAGATCGCAAAGCTCGTCCGGGCCCGCACGCGGGCCGCGGCGGCGGAGCTCTTCGAGGACCTCATCGCCTCCGGCCTGGTGGGCGAAGAAAGCCGCCTCGCGCAGGATGCGAAACCCACGGTCAAGGACTTCAAGGCCGTCGATCTGGAGAAGGCCTCGAAGCATGCCGACACTGCGTATGCAGAGCGACTCGCTCGTTGGATGATCCACACGGGCGAGGACGCAAAGGCGGTTTCTAAATGGTTTGTCCGCACGACGGCGCAGCGCATTACCGCGAGCCAGCGCCGTGCGCTGATTCGTGCGGGCATCTCCCCTGAGCTCATCAAGAACCGCTGGACGGTTCCGGTCGTCAAGAACCGGTACATCTCTCCAGCGGCCGCGCAGGAGATGCCGAAGCTCATCGACGACATGACGGCCCTCATCACGAAGATGCAAGCCGACGATCTGGAGCGCCTTCGCGGGGCCCTTGACGCGGGGCTGAGCGGCGGAAAGACGATCGGAGACATCGAAGAGATACTTCGGCAGTCGGACGGCTTCACGGAAGCCCGGGCCAAGCGTGTAGCACTCGACCAGTCCGTAAAGGTGAATCAGGGGCTCCAGCGGGCCAATGCGCAGGGCCTCGGCGCCAAAACCGGCATTTGGGTGCATGTGCCAGGCATGTACAGCTCGCGCCAGACGCACAAAGCGATGGACGGTAAGCGCTTCAATCTCGACGAGGGACTTTACGACCCCGCGGTTGGGAGGAAGGTCATGACCGGTGAGCTTCCGTTCTGCCGATGCGTGTTCAGACTCGATATTGACGAATTGCTGAAATGATTCATGAAAGACTTGCCCTAGACGCGCAAAGCGTGCGCCGGTACGACAATAACGGCAACCTTCACGTCGCGGTCTCGCACCTCACGAAAGCGCAAGTTCGGCCCTACTACGGGTCCGAGATCATCGGGTGGCAGAGGCTCAAGCTCGAGCCGACCAAGGTTTACTACGGCTACGCGCCGCCCGAAGAGCTTTCGAAGCCAGAGACGGTCGAGAGCACGAATGGCATCCCGATCCAGCTCGATCATCACCCGGACTACGCGGACGACCCTCAGCTCAAGACGAGGGTCGGTAGCACCGGGACGGACGGCGCCTTCCGCGAGCCGTATCTGGACAACTCTCTGCATATCACCGTGGAGAACGCCATCCGGCGGATCCTAGACGGATCAATGCGTGAGCTATCCCTCGCGTACTCCTACACCCCCGACTTCACCTCGGGGAAGACGCCTGATGGCGATCCGTACGATTTTATTATGCGCGACATTTCCGCCAACCACGTCGCGCTAGTGGAGCAGGGACGCGCTGGGCGCGATGTGTTGGTGCAAGATAGTCAACTTAAAGAGGTAGGTCCTATGGACGACAAGGAAAAGACGACCCCCGCCACTGATGGCGATCCGGCCGTCGAAAAGAAGGAAGTGGCCCTCGCGCGAGCCATCGGCGAAGCAGCGAAGGGGATCGAAGACCTGCACACGCAGGATCAGGAGGGAAACGTGATCGACAAGCCCGCAGAAGACGAGCCCGTCGCTGAAGATGAGGACAAGGACGCCGCCATCAGGCGCATCCTTGACGACATGGTCGAAAAGGGGCTCAAGCCCGAAGACGCGAGGTCGTTCCTCGGTGCTCTCAAGGACCTCGCCTACAACCCGGACGAGGCTCAGGACGGCGATGAGGACATGGCAGAAGGCGCCGACGACGAGCTCGAACAGGCCGATGGTGCCGAGCCGGACGACTGTGAGCAGATCGTTCAGGACGGGCTCAAGGCTTGCGGCTACGACGCCGAGCCGGAAGAGCTTCAGCGCGCTTTTGCTGAGGGCGTCCGCTACGGCGAAAAGAAGGAGAAGGCCGAGCCTGAGAAGCTCGACCGCGAGCACGAGCGCGAAGGCGAAGAGCGCGACGCCGAGGGTTCGGCCAAGCGCATCGAGCGCCGCATCATGAATCGCTTCGCGGCGATGGACGAGTGCGCCAAAACGCTTGGCAAGGTCCGCGCGAACGCGTACGACTCCGCCGAGAGCGTCTACCTGGCCGCCCTCCGGCAGGAAGGCGTGAACACGAAGGGCGTCTCCCCGCAGGCCGCCCGCGCCGCTTACCGCGCGTTCATGGCGGGCAAGAGTCGCGCTCGCAAGGGCTCTTTCGCTCAGGACTCCGCGTCCAGGCAGAAGAGCAACCTCCTCGTCACCAAGCTCTCTCAGATCAAGAAGGGGTACTAATCATGGGCTTTCAGGCAGCTGTTAAGACTGATCCGGCCATCGGCATTCCGGGGCAGGAGGTCAATCCTCGTCAGGCCGTCTACACGGCCTTCAACTTCGTCTCGGACGGCACGGTCCCGGCGGGCGGATTCGCTTTCGCCGTCGCTCTGAACGGCACCTCCCAGACCGAGCAGAACGTCCTCTCGGCCAAGGCTGAGGCCGGTGCGAAGCCGGTCGGATTCGTGGAGCGCGACGTCATCGCGACGATCCCGGCGCCTACCGACGACGCAACGCAGGTCTACCCGAAGGGCACGTGCCCCCCGGTCGCCATTCGCGGCCAGTTCTACGCCATCGCGACGGGCGCGGCTACGGAGGGCCAGTCGGTCCTCTGCGACCCGACGACGGGCAAGGTCACCTATGGCACGGCTGGTGCGACGAATGACACCGGCTGGACGGTCGTCTTCCCCCGCGGCGTCAAGACGATCGCCGAGGGCGACACGGTGATCTATCAGAACTTCGGCGTGGACAAGGCCGCCTAACTTGGAGAGATAAATGAGTTTTGATCTTGACTTTGCAAAGTCGCGCGGCATCTCTGCTCCGCATGCCGTCGGCTTTATGCCTTTCGAGGAAAAGGACGGGCACATCGTCCTTAAGGACATTGACCTCCGCCAGCTCGCGCAGGACGCGGCGCTCTCGACGCAGCCGAACGTGGGCGCCCCCGCGGCTCTTTATACGTACCTCGACCCGCGCATCATCGAGGTGCTCTTCGGCGTCACGAACGCGACGCGCTTCTTCACGAAGACCCTCGTTGGCTCGTGGACGCAGGACTATGCAGACTTCGCGGTTGAAGAGGTCGCCGGTCAGGTCTCGCCTTACAACGACTTCGCCAACGGGACGACGACGGACGTGAATTACAACTTCCCCGTCCGCCAGAACTTCCGCTACCAGACGACGATTAAGTACGGCGAGCTCGAGACGGCCAAGCTTGCGGAGGCGAAGGTCAATCTGCCCGCTCGTAAGCAGAATGCCGCCGCCCAGATCCTCGCCCGTGCTGAGAACAAGTTCCAGCTCTACGGCGTGGCCGGGATGGAGATCTACGGCATGCTCAATGACCCGAATATCCCGTCCACGATCGCTCCGATCTCCGTGAATGGGAATTCCACCTGGGCGACGAAGGTTGCGGCCGATCCGAACAACGCGGCAACGCTCGTCTTCAACGACGTCAACAAGCTTTGGCAGCAGCTGACGGCGCAGAACGGCGGCCATCTCGACATTGACGCTCCGATCGTCCTCGGTATCTCTAATAAGATGATCGGCTACCTCACGCAGCCGAACTCTTTCGGCAAGACGGCCAAGGCGATGCTGCTCGAGAACTACCCGAACATGGAGATCGTGCAGCTCCCCGAGCTGTCGACTGCTGCTGGCGAGATGCTCTATATGACGGTCCGCGAGCTGTACGGCGACGAGACCGGATGGGCGGCCTTCTCTATGGCTTATCAGCTCGGTCGCCTTGTGCCGCACGAGTCGTCCTTCACTCAGAAGGCCTCGGCTGGCACGTGGGGATGCGTCATCCGTAGGCCGAGCCTTGTGGCAACCCTTACGGGCATTTGACGATCTAGAGCAAAGAAAGGTAAGGGCTGCTAACCGCGGCTTTTTCTCTGCTCGGGAGGGGGGCTTCGGCCTCCCTCCTCTTTTTTGGGAACGAATACTATGGCTCGCAAAACCACTAAGACCGCTACGAATACGCTTGGCATCGTCGCCGATACCTCAGAACAGGAAGTCGCGAAGGCCTCCGGCGCCTCGGGGGACGACGTCATCTATATCGCGTGCGGCATGCCTCTCGGCATCATCTTCGACGATGTGGACAATGGGAACGGCGGCACGAAGGTCGTTGAATTTCCGGGCGTGAACCACGCCCTCCGCGGAAAGACGAAGGGCATTCTCCTCGGCCGCGGCAATGCCGTCCTCGTCTCCGTCGCGCGCAAGGACTGGGAAGACATCAAGCGCAAGCACGGAAAGGAGCGCGCCTTCACTGCCATGCCGCCGCTCCTTTGGGAGATGAGGTCTGAGAAGGACTTCAAGGCGCGGCGCGACGAGATCGCAGAAATGAAGACTGGCGTTGAGCCGGTCGATCCGAAGAGCGTTGGCGTTGAAGAAGTGAAGCGAAGCGAGGTCTAGAGATGGACGTAGAGCTTGACATTGAAGAGTTTCGTAAGTGGTTCCCGGGGTTGACGGAAGAGGCCATTTCCGATGCCGTGCTTGACGTGCTTTGGCAGCAGGTGTGCGCGCTCCTCGGAAACACGGACGCGACGAGCTTCGCGCCGTACGCCCCGGACGCGACGCCGCCAGTGCTCGAGCGCAAGGTCTTGCTCTACTACGTGCTCTGCCACTTCGCCACGCTCGCGACCCGGGGCGATCAGCCGGGCCGCGTCGCAAGCGCATCCGAAGGCTCCGTCTCGACGAGCTTCGACCTAATCAAGAGCGACTCGCAGACGGCGCAGTGGTGGACGCAGACTCCCTGCGGTGCGACCTATTGGATGATGACGATGAAGTACCGCCGAGGCGGCCGTCTTTACTTCTCCTCGCACTACCACCCCTGGGGCTGACATGGGCATGAAGCTGAATGCCGCGGGGCTCACGGCGCGCTTGGGCAAGCGCTATGCGGGGCTCGTCAACCCTGGCGTGAGCCACGTCGAGGTGGGCGTCGCCGACGCCAGCATCGCACCATATGCAACGTACGTCGAGTACGGCTGGGTGCAGCGCGTGACGGGGAAGCAGTCGCTTTTTCTGAGCAATGCGATCGGCAAGCCCGTCCCCCGTCGAGAAGACGGGAAGCCCAACTTTCAGGCGGCCGCCATCAAGCCGGGCATGGCGCTCGTCAATCCTCCCAGGCCTTTCCTGCGAGGCACGATGGCCGCCGAGGCGCCGAAGTGGCGCGAGACGGCGAAGAAGGCTCTGCACAAGACGCTGGACAAGGAAAAGGCGCTCGCCATTCTCGGCAGGCAGGCCGCAGATGACGTCCGCATGACGATCACGAGCGGCGGGACTAGCAAAGAAAAGTTCCCAGAGCGCTCGTCGCTCACGCTGGAGCTCTACCGGCAGAGGGCGGAATCCAAGGGCCGTAAGAGCAAGGGCGGCGGGAACCTTTCGACAGCGAAACCGCTCGTCTTGACGGGCAAGCTCCTCAACTCTATCGGGTATGAAGTGAAATGAGTTCAGACGCAGGATCTCTAGGAATGGCCTTCCGGTGCGGCGTCGCGTTTGCCGCCGGGGCCCGATTTTCAGTGGGGCTCCGCTTCGTTAGTGAAGACGAGGACCTGAAATACCGAACGGCAGACAACGGAAACGTCATCGCGATCAAGGATGGCGAGGTTGTCGGAGGCGCGGGGGCTAGCGTCGGGCCGGACAAGATCCCGTCCTTCGAGTTCTTCTCCGCATCGGAAGAGCAAAAAGGCGAAGGGTTCACCAAGAGGGTCCGACAGTATGTCGAGACCTACGTCAGGGACAAGGTGGAGGCACAGCGGCATCCGAAAGGAATGCCGGACGACTGCGAGCGCATAGTCATGGGGCCGAAGCAAATCCGAGAGCTGACGTCGTTGAAGACGCGAGCCCCTTCTATGAGCTTCTTGAAGTTCGGGTCTCGTAGATACAAAGAAGCCCCGCAGCGACGTCCCTGCTCCCGAAGCAGGGGCCTTGCGGGGCCATCAACGGAGGCTCAACACCATCCGGCTATCTTTGTTGAGAACAACTTACATCAAAAGATCACTTGAGTAAAGAGGTTTCCGGCATGGGACTGAATCTTCATCGCATCGTACGGGGCGCGATCAACGCCGCGCACCCGGATGAGGAGGTGCAGATCATGCACTCCGAAGGGTCCGTCCCGGACGAGCAAGGCTTTGCCAGGCCGCTGTTCTCCCGCATCACGGGGGTTATGGCTCAGGTGCAGAGCGAGGGAGACGCCGCGCTCTTCCACGCGGACAAGGCGGGCGCGAACTCGATTGTTAGGAGGTTCTACCTCTTCACTCCGAAGGCCTTCGCCGATCAGCCGGCCGGCATCTTCCGGCCGCTATCTCGCGCGGGTGACTACATCATCCGCAAGGACGGGACGGTCTGGGCTGTCGACGCGGTCATTGACAACTTCGCGGGTGTGAACTGGTTGTGCGTCCGCGCGACGCTACAGGTCCAGCCGCCAAAGGGGATTGAATGGGCATGATGATGCAAAGCCCGCCGACGACTGCGGAGCTTCTCTCGTATGCGTCCGTCTACAAAGCGGTCCGCGACTTTGAGATCCTCGTCATGCAGCCGCCGATCGAAGCTAGCCATGTGCTAGCGGGTAATCAGAATAACATTACTCTGCCGCCCGACCGAGAGTACGTAATCAACTCAGTCGTGAGTCATCGAGAGATCGGCACGCCCGTCGAGTCATACGAGTGGGATGAGGAGGCGCAGGCGATGCGCGTCGTGATCTCCCGCCTGGTCGAGATGGTGATGCAGGTCGACGCCTACAGCGATGCAGTGGAGACGGCCCGCATGAGGGCGGAGTGTGTGGCGACGGTGGCGAGGTCCACGCCAGCGTGCGACTTCTTCCGGAAGTACGGCATTTCGTCGCTCTATGCGGACGACGTGAGGAATACAACGACTGTTGTCGACGAGGATCAGTTTGTCCAGCGCTGGACGACGTCACTGCACTTGACCTACACGCACAAGGTCCGGCTCGACGTGGATAGCATCAGCGCGGTCACCGTCGGCGTGCAGAACGTCGACGTCCGTTTCCCGCAAAACTAACTTTTTTACGGACCGCCATGCGCGGCCATCATTGGAGGAATCATGTCACTTCCTGCTTCGCGGATCGTCCAGGTGAGTCCGCGCGTCATCAGCGGCGGCGCCAAAGATCTGGAAACGAACGGCTTGCTCTTCACGAAGAGCGCGCTCCTTCCGGCCGACCAGCTCGCCATGGCCTTCTCTTCGGCTTCTGCGGTCTCCGCGCTCTTCGGCCCCGAAGCTGAGGAGACGAAGTTCGCTCAGCAGTATTTCACCGGCGTGCAGAATCAGCAGTCGACGCCGAAGAGCCTCGTCATCGCCCGCCGCGTCGACGAAGCGGTTGCGGCGTGGATCCGCGGTGGCAAGCTGGGCGTCACGCTCGCAAAGCTCAAGGCCGTCACTGACGGCGCGCTCAAGATCACGGTTGACGGCGTCGAGAAGACGGCGGCGGCCGTTGACCTCTCCGGAGCTACCTCGCTTTCCGCTGTCGCGCAGACGGTCGCGACGGCCATTACGGGCGTGACCGGATCCTACGATAGCAACACGAACTCCTTTACCTTCACGTCTTCGACGACGGGTGCGGACTCGACGATCGGCTACGCCTCCGCGGGCGACAGCGGCACGGATCTCAGCGCGATGCTTGGCCTCACGCAGGCTGGCGGAGCGGTGCTCTCTCAGGGCGCCGCCGCCATGAACGAAAAGGCGAATCTCGACGCGGTCTGCGAAGTCACGCGGAACTGGGTCGGCTTCACGACGCTCTGGCAGGGGGATCTCGAAGAGATCGAGGCCCTCGCCGCGTGGGCGGACGTCTATGACGACTTCGTCTACTTCCCCTGGTCGAGCGACGAAAAGCTCACGAACGCCCTAACGGCGTCCTCGAGCCCGCTCGCGCAGATCGTGGACAAGTATGACGTGGTCGCTCCGCTCTACTCCCCCGACTGGCGCCTCGCCGCTATGGCGATGGCCTGCGGCGCCTCCATCGCGTGGACCAGAACTCAGGGCATGAAGACGTGGTTCGCCAAGTACGCCTCCGGAATCGCGCCGAACGTCTTGGACGAAGCCTCCGCCGACGCCCTCGAAGCGAACCGCATCAACTTCGTCGGCAAGTACGCGACGCGGAACGATAATTTCCAGTTCTTCAACCGCGGCACGCTCTCGAGCGACTATTACGGCTTTGTTGACGTGCTATACGGAAGCATTTTTCTGCGCTCTGCAATCCAGACGAGCTGCATGAGCGGCTTCAAGAGCATCAATCGCGTCCCGTACAACGCCCGCGGCGAGGCGCTGATCCGTGCGTGGTGCCAGGATCCGATCAATCGGTGCCTTGACAGCGGCGTCATCGATGCGGGGCTCGAGCTCAATGAGTCTCAGCAGGCGCAGATCATGCAGGAGCTCGGTGACGACGGGCAGGACGCTATTCAGGCCATCGTTTCGAAGGGCTACTGGATCGGCGTGGACCTCCCGGACGCGGCCGGTCGCGCGAATCGCGAGGCGCCGAATGTGACGATCCTGTATGCGTACGCAGGCGCTGTCCAGAGTCTGCAGTGCGCCGCGACCACCGTGATCTAATGTCGCGAAATCGGTGAAAATTCATAGGCCCCGGCTTCGGTCGGGGTCTATCTTTTGAGAGTGAAAAATGGCAACTTCAAACTTCGACGTGACCTCTGCGAATGCGCAGCTCGTCTTGACGGTCGATCAGCTCTTCCCGAGCGGCATCGAGCTTCAGCACTTCAGCGCAGACGGCATCCTCTCGAGCGACGCGATCGAGATGACGGAAACCCGCCGCTCGGTGGACGGCCGCATGGTCGCGGGCGTCATCAAGAACATCTCGAGCGTCTCGATCGTGCTCGAGGCGGCTTCGCCTTCGGTCGCTAGTCTCGAGTACCTGCGCGACTGCATGGAAGCGAACAACACGCCGTACGAATGCACGCTGACGTGCTTCATCCCGTCGCTCGGCGTCACGCGAACCTTCGTCAAGGGCGTGCTCAAGAGCGCGCCTCCGATCAGCGCCGCCCAGCGCACCATGCAGCCCACGCAGTGGGGCTTCGACTTCGAGCGCGTGCAGTAAGGAGCTGAGATGGACGAGATCAAGATCCAAGACGGCGCGACCGAAAAGCGCTTCACCATCACGAAGATGAGCGCGTATCAGGCGGAGCAGTGGCTCTACCGCGCGGCTTTCGCACTTGGGCGCGGTGTGGACGACATCCAGCAGGTTTTCAGCGGCGATCCGCAGACGCTTCTGCGCTCGATCCTGAGCGTGCCCTATGAGAGTGCAAAGCCGCTCCTCGACGACCTGCTCTCCTGCTGCACCCTTGTGCAGGGCAACGCCCTTCGTCGGCTGACGTCGGCTGAGGCGTGCTCGGCGATCGAGAGCCCGCTCACGCTCACGAAACTCCGTGTTGAATCCCTGAAGGCCAACTTCGGTTTTTTCTTCGATGGAGACGCCTTGAGCTCCCTTATGCCGCAAAGTACCGAAACGCCTGCCTAAAAGTAACTGGCGTTGCGGGCTTTGCCAATGTCCCGCGGGTCTGCGGCGCGCTCATCGCCGCGGACCTCGCGAGCATGGTGGATCTTAAGGAGCGGCTGACGCTCGAGGAGGCCTATGAGCTTCTGGAGGTCTTGGAAGTCCGCAATTACCACTCGTGGCTCGCCGCCCAGAGGCTAGAGAAAGAAAATGGCTAACGCTATCGACAAACTTGTTATCTCGCTAGGCTTTGACAGCGTCGAGCTCAACGAAGGCCTGCGCAAGGCCTCCGGCGCGATCGCCGACTTCGGCAAGCGCGTGGAGCTCGACGGCCGCGCGCTGGACCGCCTCGCGGCGACGGCTTCGAAGACGGGCCTGATGATGGGCGGCGTCTCGGACGAGGTGGCTGAGCGCGTCATGTCGATCGGCACGGCCGGACAAAAGACCTCGCTTGTCATGGGCCGGGCGATGGACGGCATCTCCGCTCGTGTCGGCAAGGTTGGGGCGCTTCTGAAGACCGCCCTGGGGCCCGTGCTCGCAGTCTTCGCGGGCGGGAAGATCTTCAGCGGCCTCTCGCAGATGGGCGAGAGCCTCGACGTGCTGAGCGAGCGCACGGGCGTCGCCGTGGACAAAATCGACGCATGGGCCAAGGCGAACCGGGACGCAGGTGGCTCTGAGGAGGCTTTCAAGTCCGCGCTCGAGAACTGGACGGTCGAGAAGGGCCGCTCTGCAGACGACTTCTTCCGCATGGGTGAGGCCGTCAAGGGCATGAGCCAGCAGCAGGCCGCCTACTTTATGCGGGCGATGGGCCTGAGCCAAGACGCCGCGGCGGTCTTCACGAAGTTCACGGACAAGGCGTCGTCCGCCGCCAAGGCCTACGAAGGCATGGCGATGACCAGCGAGCAGGCCAAGGCCGCGCGCGAGATGAACATCCGCTGGCGCCAGTTCGCCGATCAGGCGCAGGCCCTCGGGAATGTGCTTGGGGTGACGGTACTCCCGGTCGTGAACCGCGTTCTCAAGGTGCTCGGCGACGGCGTGGCCTTCCTGAGGGAGCACAGCAAGGGCGTGAAGCTGATCCTCGCCGGGCTGGGGGCGGTGCTCGCCGTCACTTACGGCCGGTCGATCATCCAGGCGATCGCGACAACCTCGACTTTCTTCAAGACGCTGAAGGCCGGTCAAGGCGTCATGGCGGCGCTCAATGCGACGATGCTCGCGAATCCCGTCGCGGCGCTCGTGGCAGGCGTCCTCGCGCTCTGCCTTGCCCTCGACGACCTGCTCGCCTTCCTTGACGGCGGGAACTCCCTTCTCGGGAAGTTCCTGAGCTTCATCGGCTTTTCTGATAAGCAGATCGACGCCTTCCGAAAGAGCCTGCTGAACTTCTTGCAAGCGCTCGGCGGCATCCCGGAGAAGATCGTCGGGGCGATCCAGTCCGCTTGGGACGGCGTCAAGGATTTCGGCAAGTGGGTCGGCGGCCTCTTTGACGGCGTCGACTTTTCGGGGGTCGGCAAGGCCCTTTCGGTGGGGATCCTGCTGCCGCTGAAGGTGATCGGGAAAGGCATCGTCGCGGTATTCGACGGCCTGGAGGTCTTCTTTACCGATCTGCCAACGAAGATAGCTAAGGGCATCCCCAAGGCGCTATCTTCGCTTTCCGGGCTTTCTGATGAAGTCGGCGCCGCCTTTATCAGGGCCTTCCACTCGGCCATCGATTGGGCGAAGAAGGCGTTTAAGGCGCTTGTTGGTTTGATCGGCAAGTGGGTCGCGAATGCACTCAATATCGGCGGCAAAGTGAAAGGGGTCGTAAGCGGAGCTGTTGATAGCGTTACGGACGGCGTGAAAAACGCCATGGGCGGTATCGCGGACATTTTAGGCTTCGACGCAAAAGGAAAGCCGAAAGAGGCATCAGCTCCGGCGCAGGACCCCAGCGGGAAGCCTGCGCCGGATGGTGGAGCCGCGGACGGCATCAAGGACCGTGTGAAGGGCGTCTTTGGCGGCATCGCGAGCTTCTTCAGGGGTGGCGACGAAGCCAAGGCGCCCGCGGCGGATGCGTGGGACTGGGGCCGATACGCCTCTGCGCCGACTCAGGCGGCGGCGGGGGCTATCGCGGCATCGCAGGCGAAGACCTCGCAGGCTCCGGCCGTGGCGAATCAAATGGAAATGAACGTCGTGAACAACATCCAGACGAACGGCAGTCCGGAAGACGTGGGCAAGGCCGTCGGCGGGGCGATGGACAACGCCCTTAGCCGCCGCAACAGGATGCTGGTCGCGGCGCAGTCCGGCGTGATTTCAAAGTGAGGTGAGGATGGCTGAAGTGTGGGCTGTCATCGATGACAGCGGAAACCCATTCTGCGGATATACGGCGCTCGACGGGTTCGAGGACAACTCGGCCGCCACGGTGCCGACGGAACCGCAGGAAAACGGGGCGCTCTACGCCTACGACAAGGTGCCGAACCCTTCCGAGTGCTCGGTGAGCCTTCTCTTCTCGGGGGACTTCCTCGCGCAGCAGGAGGCCGTGACGAAGCTTGAGGCGTACCGTCTCGGCACGCAGCTCTTCCGCATCCTAACGCCGAGCAAGGTCTACTCCCGCATGGCGCTTGTCTCCTACGGCTACTCTCGATCCGCGGTGAATGGCGCGAACGCGCTCGAAATTCACTGCGACTTCCGCGAGATCGTGTCGGCGCAGGTTGGCGGCGCGACGGTCGTCTGGTCTCCGAAGAGCGCGAATGACGCGGGGAAGACTCAGACCGGGAAAGTGCAAGGGGAAAAAAGACAAGGCATTGTCGCCGACTTGGTGAGTCCGAAATGATTGAAATTCCTCTTCAGAAACTGCCCCATCAGGAGTTCTCGATCGTGCTCGATGGGCAGAACTGCGTGCTCGAGCTCCGGCAGATGGGCTCCTTTCTGTACCTCACGCTGACGGCGGATGAGGTGAAGATCTGCGACTCGCACGCATGCCAGTCCGGGGAGCCGATCCCGGTGTGGAATACCCCGCTCTTCTCCGGGCGGCTCTTCTTTCAGGACGGCAACGGCAAGCTCAAGGCGCCGCAGTACGACGGACTCAGCGATCGATACACTCTCTACTACGTGACGGCAGAAGAATGGCAGGAACTTACAGCCTAAAGGACATCAGGGTTTCGATCACGCTAGACAAGGGTGGCGCTAATAATCAATTCGTCTTTCAGGGCTTCGCGACGAACGTCAGCCTCTCGAAGACGGGCGGCGTGGACTTTGCGACGGCCCAGGTCGAGATCTATGGCCTCACGCTTCCGGTCATGGGCCAGCTCACAACGCTTGCCTTCAAGCCCCTGGATCGCCTCTGGAATGCAATCGAGATCGCGGCTGGGGAGCGGGGCAGTGACCTCCCGGTGATCTTCCGCGGGTGCGTGACGGTGGCCTATGCGGACCTCAACGGATCGTCCCCGGTGCTCAAGATCGAGGCGCAGGTTGGCGCCTATCCGCTACTCGAGCCGGCATCTACGGTGAGCATCAAGGGCACTCAGGACGCGGCGACCTTCATCCAGTCGCAAAGCGCGCAAGCGGGCTTTGACTTTCAAAATGACGGCGTGAAGGGGACGCTCTCGGACACGACGATCTACGGCGACCCGATCACGAAGATCAGGACGGCTACCAACGCCATCGGGGCGGATGTCATCTTTGATGACGATAAGACGGTTCTGATCCCGAAGGACGGCGTGCGGCGCGCAGAGGGCGGCATCCCGCTCGTCTCAGCGGCGACTGGCATGATCGGGTATCCGGTCTTCACGAGCCAGGGCATCCAGTGCAAGACCTTCTTCCGGCCGGAGCTCCGCGTAGCCGCGGTCGTGAAGGTCGAGTCGATCGTCCCGCACGCGAGCGGAACGTGGAAGATCACGCAGCTCACGCACACCTTGAGCGCGCACAACCCGGGCTCGAGCACGTGGGAAACTTCTTTTGATGGCATGTGGCAGGGGGACTGATGACAGAAAGAACTCAGCCGCAAGGCGCCTTCGTATCTGGATCTCAGCTGAACGTCCTCGACTTTTTGATTCGGTCGATCGTCAAGGGCATGATAAATACGGCGATTCCGGTGCGAGTTGACGCAATCGAAAGGCCGGGCGATGGATCGGGCGCGGGGTATCTCTCCGCGACGCCTCTCGTGAAAATGCGGAGCGCGTCGGGCGAGGCCCTGGAGCCCGTCTCCATCCCGAAGCTGAGGTGGTTCCGGCTCCAGCATGGGACGGCGGCTCTCATCTGCGACCCGAAGCCGGGCGATGTCGGACTGGCGGTCTTCGCTCAGCAGGACGTCTCGACGCTCACGGGAGGGGCCTCGCCGCAACAGCCGGGGAGCTTCCGATGCTACGACATGAGCGATGGCTTCTACCTCGGGGGCTTCTGGGGGCAGACGCCGACGACTTTCGTGCGCATCGAGGACTCGGGAGATATCACGATCACGGCGCCGGAGACGGTCGTCGTGAACACGAACGCGAAGACGATCAACGCGACGTCGTCCTGCGACATAAACACTCAGCAGGCGACGATCAACACTCCCCAGACACACATCACGGGGAACGTGCAGATCGACGGGAACCTCTCCGTGAAGGGGCACATCTCCGGCTTGTCCGGGCTCTCGGTGAGCGGGGGCGGCGGAGCAAGCGTGACGGGTAGCCTCACGACGACCGGGGACGTTACGGCCGGAGGCATCAGCCTGCAAGGGCACGTGCATACCTGCCCAGACGGCGAGACGGGCACGCCTCACTAGGAGAAAGCATGACGCATACGGCCTACACGGCGGAGCTATCAGACGACTGGGATCTCACGGTGGACGGCAACGGGGATCTTTCGATGATCCGGGGCGCGCAGGCGATCTGTCAGAATGTCTGCAACGAAGGACGCCTCTTCTATCATGACGCGGTCTTCCGATGGGATCAGGGTATAAAGTGGTTTGAGGACCAGATCGCCCAGCCGATTCAGGAGGCCGTCACGACCGAGGATCTGCGCACGGCGGCGTCAAGCGTCCCGGGTGTGCTCACTGTGAACTCGGTGACGCTTAAGAAGCTGGATCCGGCGACAAGAACATTGAGCGCAGAGATCGAAATCACTACAGAAGAGGGCATGAATGGCCGAGCTGAAATTTGATCCACGGTCCGGCGTAGTCGTGCCGACGACCCAAGAGGTCCGCGACGATATCGCGTCTGGCCTGCAGGAGGCTTTCAAGACCAAAGACGGCGATCCCCTGCTGAACGTCGATCCGTCCTCCCCGATGGGGCAGGTCGCGGACATCATCACGACCGAGGCGGCGGCGAAGAACTCCGAAGTGGCCTTTCTGGCGAACCAATTGAACCCGCGCACGGCAACGGGCATCTGGCTCGACGCGCTCGCGGCGCTCTACGGCCTCACGCGGCACGTCTCCGAGCCGACCGTCGTCGTCTGCACCTGCACGGGCCTCCGGGGGACGGTGATCCCATACGGGGCGATCGTGCAGGATACTCAGGGCCATCAGCTCCGGCACAGCGTTGGCGGTGGCGTGACGATCCCGGACTCCGGCTCCGTCGAGACGACCTTTTCGGCCGTCGAGCACGGAGCTATCGAGATCGGACCGGGCACGGTGACGCAGATCGTAACCGTGATAGCGGGCTGGGATAGCGTGACGAACGCCGCCGCGGGCGTCACGGGCCGCGTCGCAGAGCCGGACGGCGAGCTGCTGAATCGCATGATCGAGAGCTATGCAGTCAACGCCAACGGGACCGTAGCGAACGTCCAGGCGAACCTCTCTGAGCTCGACGGCGTCCTCGACTGCGTGGTCCTCGAAAACTACACGAACCAGCCGCAACAGCAGTACGGCATCACCTTGACGGCGCACAGCATCGCGGTATGCATCGTGGGCGGCGACGACGAGGCCATCGCCGAGACGATCTTCCAGCGCAAGAGCGCCGGATGCGGGACGGTCGGAACGACGCAGGTGAACTACGTGGACACGGAGCACTTCAACGCCTCATACACGTACAACATCGTGAGGCCGACGGCGGTTGCTCTCAAGATCCAGGTGACTTTCTTCGCCGATAGTATGGACGCTGAGACTCAGTCGAAGGTCAAGAAAGCGCTCATCTCGGACTTCCTCGGCGAGCTCTCGAATCCGCGCGTGAAGCTGGCGACTACGGTCTACGCGAGCCGCTTCTATCGATGCATCCAGAGCGTCACGGACAGCCCGATCAATCAAATACTCCTCGGACTCAATAACAGGGGGCTGGCGACGTCCATCGATGTGCCCGCGGACGAAAGTCCTACGCTCAGCGAGGAGACCATTTCGCTAGTCTTCGGAGGCCGACATGGCTGATACTCAGACTTGGCAAGACATCCTCGACGTCGATGACGTGCGCGACGAGGCCGACTTCGCGGACATGACGACGGACGCCATTCAGTCTCAGTACGCGCACGCGAAGCGCATCCGTGGCGTCGCGGAGAAGGTTCGGCAGGAGATCGACGCAACACAAGATATGGTGGATTTGCACGGCATGGTCGCGGACATGCAGACCGCGCAGGGCGTCTATCTTGATTGGTGGGGTCAGCGCGTCGGCGTGGACCGGCTTCTGAAAGTCAAGGGCGAGTGGTGCCGCTTCGATGATGATTACTACCGCTTTCTGCTCCTCTATCGAGCGCGATGCAACCTCGCCAACGCAACGGTCTCGACGATGAACAACATGCTGTCGCAACTGACAGATACTCGGGTATTCGTAGTCGACTATCAGAACATGTCGATTCAAAGCATCGTCGTTATCGGCACCATCAGCGATCTCCAAGCGCAGATCCTTCAAACCTACGGACTGCTGAACCGGCCCGCTGGCGTGCTGACGAACTTTCTTATCATTTACCCGGACGAGAAGATCTTCGGCTTCGCCGGGCAGGATCTGCAACCCTTTGACTTTGGGGTATTTAACCCCGGGCGAACGATTGAAACGTGATTCACTCAGCGCGAAGCCACGTAGCGAGAAAAAAGCAAACCCCGCAGGGCTGGACTCCTTGCGGGGTTTTTTGTGACCACCTTCTACGCAGGTGTTCAATGGATTTTATTTTAGACCTTGTGAGGGCCCCCTATATGGCTCAAGAACTACCTTTCTCGATATACGTTATCGCTTATGCGGTGGCGATCTTGGTAACCGCAAAGGCGGTTAGGGCTATCAAAGAGCTTTGGAAAAAGTAAACCCCACAGGTGTAGCGGCCTGCGGGGTTGTTTGTACCTCAACTCACCTGAGGACATATGGATATTTTACCTTCATTTGACTTGGTGAGACTTATGACGACGCCTGATCTTCCGCTCTACGGTCAGCTTTTCGCCTATGGCATCGGGCTTGCCGGAATCGGTATCGGCCTCAAACAAATAGTCGGAGCTATCTCGCAGATTCTTGAGTGGTTTCGGAAATAGCAAACCCCGCAGGGAGTGACGGTCTTGCGGGGTTTTTCGTATCTGATGAAGAGGATCAGACATGAAGATTTTACTGGAGATCAATCGGGAGGTGCGGATGTTGCTGAGCGAAAAGAATCTGCCGGCTCATGGCAAGGCGGCCGCTTGGGTGCTTGTCGCTTTGGTCGCGGCTGTAGCCTTTGCCATTGTGTGCTTTGGAATTAGCTTGCTGAAATAGCAAACCCCGCTGACGTGCAGGCCAAGCGGGGCTTTTATTGATCACCTTCACTGCGGGCGATCCATAGAAACAATTTTACTTCAGGTAATTGGCGTGCTGATTTTGTGCGGCATTGCCGGTTTTACGGCTTTGACTGCTGGTCTTGCCGTTCTCGTTTGGAAGAGAGTGTTCAAAGAATGAGCAAATATCCACCTCATCTTTTGTCGTGCCCAATTGCCCAAAACGGCGACAAGGCCGCGGTCCCTGTGACGGCTCAAGAAGCCGGTGCGGGGCGACTCAGTCAAGAAGAAGGCTGGGGGGCATGGAACTCCCGCCCTATCGGTGAGGGCGGCATCCCGCCGAAACGCGAAGACTTTAACTCCGTACTGAATTTGCTTTCGTCCTTTTTGGTTTACTACCAGCAAGGCGGGGTCATGAAGTACTCCGCCTCGCTTGACTATGAGCCGGGCAATGAAATCTTCTCCGCCACGGGTACAAAGTGCCGGTGCCTCGTAGCGAACGGCCCCAACACCGCCAAGGGTGTAGTCGCTCCCGGATCGGATAAGACTGTATGGAAGAACCTTGATGCGCCATCCGTTATCGCGGGTCAGATCACGCCCTTCTATAACTGTCGGCTCGGCGGCTCTGACGGTCGCCGCTTGATCCCGTGGGGTGAGAGCGTCGCCGACGAGCGGTACGTACTTTGCGACGGCGGCACAGACGGCTTGGGCGGGAACGTCCCGAACCTGATGGATAAGTTCCTCCTGCCGAGCACGGTCGCGCAGGCGGGACAGACGGGAGGTAGCCTCAACCTTTCAATCCCGGGCGTGACCGTCAACGGCACGGTCGGGGAGACGGTGCTTACGGTCGAGCAGATGCCCGCGCACACGCACACAGGCAGTTCATCGACTGCGGGCGCGCATACGCACACTCGCGGCACGATGGAGATTACAGGCGCGATCCCCGTGGACGATCACAAGATCCGCTATGTCGAGGGGGCCTTTTATCAAAACGGGAACTATTCCAACTGCGACAACCGCGACTCAGAAAACGGCTCTCCTCGCGCGTCCTTTGCGGCTTCGAGAACGTGGTCCGGGGAAACGTCGTCTGGCGGCTCGCACTCGCACACGATGAATCTAAACTCGACCGGTGGCGGGCAGGGGCATACGCACACAATCACGAGCTCATCCGAAGCGCAGACGCTCACGCTAGACCGTCCGCCTTTCTATCGTCTCGCTTATTTTGTCAAACTGCCGGAGTAGTAAGGCATGGCATCAAAAGAATTTCATTTCCATTACGTCAAAACGCCGACCGGAGCAATAAGTGGGCAGTCTGTCCTTACGCAGACAGAGGACGCGATCAATGACCTCGGCGACTATATGTTCGAGGCTACGGGCGACGCGACCGAGGCGTTGAATAAGGCTACTGAAGCGCTCAACACGGCGAATACGGCTCAGCAAAATGCGGCCGAGGCGCTCTCTACTGCGAATTCTGCGATTGGTAAGGTCAACACCTTAACCGCGACCGTCAATTCGTTTGATGGTCGCATCAAAAAGGCTGAGAGCAACGCGGCTAATGCCGTCACTGCGGCGACTGAGGCATCTAATAATGCCTCTCAGGCAGTCACAACGGCCAATTCTGCGCTTAATACGGCTCAGCAGGCCGTCACGACGGCCAATGCCGCGAAGACGATGGCTCAGAATGCAAGCACTGCGGCTACTCAGGCCGTGGGCACGGCCGGCGCGGCGAATGCGACGGCGGAAGAGGCGAAGAAGATTGCTCGGCAGGCCGTGACCGACACGGACGGCATCCGCGAAGAAATCAATCAGAACATGGTCGTGATGACCCAAAAGGTAACCGAGGCCACGACGCAAGCGCAGAACTCCGCGTCCTCCGCCGCCCAATCACAGGCCAATAGTGACCTTTCTAAGCGGTGGGCGACATGGACGACGGGCGTAGAGACCGAAGGCGGCACGGACTACACCGTCGCCGATGACGGCTATTCGTCCAAGTGGAATGCTCAGCTCGCTCAGGCATGGGCGGTGAAGACTGACGGCAAGGTGACGGAAAACAACCTGCCCGATGGAGCTGAGATCGACTACTCGGCAAAGTACTACGCTCAGCAGTCGCAGGCTAGCGCAACAGCGGCGGACGCCTCTGAAGCCTCTGCGCTCTCTTCGAAGACCGCGGCGGCATCGAGTGCGGCGGCGGCCAAGACGTCTGAGACAAATGCCGCCAATTCTGCATCTGCGGCTAATACTTCAAAGACAGCGGCGGCAGGCAGTGCTACTACTGCAAGCACGAAGGCAACGGAGTCGTCTGCTTCTGCGCAAAAAGCGAAGGACTGGGCTTCAAAAGAGGGCGGCCCGGTTGAAGGCGAAGGCGCTACAGCAGAGTATTCTGCGAAGTATTACGCGCAACAAGCGAATCAGAGCAATAGCGTGAAGTACGTTGCTCAGACGCTTACGACTGAAGAGCAGTTGCAGGCTCGAACGAACATCGGAATGACGACACTAAGTAATTCCGAAATCGATGCCTTGTTTAGCGCCTAAGTTGAAGCTCCCCCGTTTAAAAACGGAGGATTCACCATGACACTCTCAAGGTTGTTTTCAGGGGGCAAAGCCGCCTGAGCGTCACCCAATCAATTGCACAAAAAAGCAAACCCCGCAAGGTTCACCTGAACTACGGGTTACCTGCTCTACATTTCGAATCGCCGCGGTGGTTCAGAAA